CTGGCTGTCATATATGGATGCCGCCGAACGCTGTCTGGTGACCTGCCAGCCCTGCAATTTGCGACCTAGGAGATGGTTGATTATGTTAGTTCCGGTCTGAAGAGAGACATTCTTGAGTGCGCTAGCCTTGTTGGCGGGATTGGCGAGCACTGGGTCGATTTCAGACTTCCATCGCGTTTGCATGAGCATCATGTCTTTGCTGTCGGTCTTTTGGATAGGGAGTCCCATTTCAAAAGCCCCCTCCATTGTAACCGCTCGTAAAGTCATTCATGCCGTACTGCCCTGCCCGGACATCTGAGATAGTGTCTGGCTGTCCTGCGTCTCTGTTGACTGCGGACTCTTCAATGCGCTTTTGTAGCGCCTGAAGTTGTAGAACGAGGCTAGAGGTGTCTGATTCTTCTTTAGTTAGAGCTAAAAATGCCGCTCTCACTATTGCGTATTCGATCCAGCCGGAGGTGCCCATCGTTGTGGTATCTGTGTCTAAGAGGAGCTGGGGCATGCGAGGGATATACTGGAGGCGAAGGGTTTGGCCGGCGGACGGAGTGGGAATAAGCTCTATGTTCTTATCCAGGATGCGGTACCGGAGGTTGAAGACGCCGTAGATGGTTGAAGCTGTATTCGGATAGACAAACCTGTTTCTATCTATGTAGTTATACTTCTGCACGGTGACATAGGCATTATTTGCATTGTTTAGCGCAAGATCCACGCCAAGTAGTTTATAGAAGGGAGCGGCTACAAACGGCTCGTTATTGTTATTGCCGTCGATAAAGGTTAATACGCCGTCTGGCAAAGGATAAATGTATTTATTGCCTGTAGCGACGAAGGAGGCTGCCGGCGCTTTGAAGTAGTCTTCATAGCAGGTGATCAGGAGATCATATAGCTCAAATAGAGCTTGGTTGATCATGCTGTTCCACTCTGGCAAAGTAACAAAGGTTGAATTCACTCTATCTGCCCGCTGTTGGGCGAGTAGACGGATTTGGCCTAAGCTCATTTCACCGGTGGGCGGGGGGATAATTGTCTGCGGAATGCTGTAAGGGCTTGTTCCTGCTAGGTTTTGAGCTGCAACTTGATAATAATATTGTACGCTTAAGAGTACAGTGGTATCTACAAACTGGTTTAGGGCGGCGCTAGAAACCGTGGTGTAGTTAATGCCGTCTGTTGAGCGCTGTACTATATAAGTCGTAGCGCCTGCGGTTAGGTCCCAAGTAACAGCTACTTGGCCATTGCCTTGTTGGACATAAACATTGGAGGGCGTGGAAGGGGCTGCCATTTAAACTACCATTGGTTTAAACAAAGCCCCTAAGCTTTTTAGGGCCTAGAGGCTTTGCTTTTGGGCGGGCCGCGATTAGCAATCGCCGTTACGCTGAAGGGCTAGTTCAAACGCCCGCCCTATTTGTTAAGCCTGGGTGTTCTTGAGAACGAGCTGAATGAGGATGTTTTCTCCGCTAGCCGGGTCAATAGCCGCACCAGTGGGGTCCAGAAACTGTACAATGACGTTCGGGCCAGGGTTAGTGGGCGAGTTGTCTTGCACGACGAGCATGCTCGGGGCTGCGGTAGTGGCTGAGGAGTTGATCATGACGCTTTTAGCCATAATGAGCTGGGCAAAAGGGTCCTGAAGGTTAATCTGGTACTTACCTGCGCTGATGCGGGAGACGCTTGCGACACCTTTGCTCATAGAATTGAGCATACCGCCGTTACCAACGGTAACAAGCGTAGGTGCACCTACTGCTCCAATAGAGATTTTGGCAAAAATGTCAACAATATCGCGCTGATAGGAATAACGGAATTGAAAAAGACGACGAGAAGCCATGGTTTATCCTTTTAAACTAGATTTTTTACCAGGACTAGACCTGGAGGGTGGATATACCTAGACTAGACGCCCCTGTCTGCTAGGGCAGAGCCTTATGGCTCTACACCAGTGACAGATAGTCCTTTCACGCCGTCGAGACAAACTTTAAACTAATTCAAAAAATCGCTTCTCTACTAGGCTGTAGTAACAAGTGGTAGAGGTTGGAGAAAGCTGTATCATTATGGTTATTGTGGGGTGGTAGGAAAAAACATCAGTAAAAAGCTCGTATATGTGCCCAACAGTAACATCAGGATATGCAGATTTTACGCACCTAACAAAATCCCCCTTCTTGCCGGAGTTTATGTTTTTTGTGGCTGGGAAATATGTCGTAGGCGACGCAGGAGTCGGAGTGGGGCATGGAACAGGAGCAATAGACGCCAACGCGCGCGGGGCAAATATTTGGGATGCAACATAATTGATGCTTTGCTGTAATGCTGCCAAATTTGAAAGCTTTCCCGTATCGTTAGCGGCTTCAAGGCTAATCTCATCTTTGCAGCTTCGGCAATAATAAAACGTTTTGCCTAAAGCTTGGTTCTCTACGCCTTTAGAGTTGCATTTTGTGCAAATCATTGTACACTCACCTTCTTTTTACTAGGTTTAACTCTTTTCTTTCCCATATATGGAGGCAGGCCGTCATTCGTGTAGTCTGCCACTTTACCTGTCCTGCTAGTAGCGTAGTGCGAGTCCGTAATAACGTCAACAAAATTAATGGCGACGCGTTTAGCCGTGTCTCTTTTACTTACGTTTGAGATGGGCCTATTGTCTACGCAAAACCAATATTGGAGCTTGCCTTTATGCATCTCGGGCACAATGGAAATGCTATGGCCTTCGTAGTCAAAGGTGTCAACGGCTAGCATTGTTCTTTCTCCCCGCCGGAGGGCATAAATAGGAGCTGTAGTGCCTCCTCTTTCGTGATAAGCCCCGTCTCTTCACATATAACATATCCATCGCCGCTGATAGCAACATCATGAAGAAGGGCGGTAATCAACTCTAGGCGTCCTGCGGGAGTGAGGCAGTTATTCACAGCTTGCCTCCGTTTCCTAGGTCTAACTTGCCGCTCTCTATCTTGGAAGTTACGAGGTTAAGCTCATGCGCCAGATATTGCCGATATTCCTTTCCTCTGTGCAAATGCTTGGCTGGCAGAGGCGCCTCCATTCTTGACTTAATGTGATCTGCATAAATCGTAAGTCTTTTCAGCTCTTCTTTGGTCATTAGATCCTCCTAATTAGTATCTCATTGTATACAATATGATAAAAATGTGCGTAATAAGACTCATTTTTTGTTGCCTTCATCCAACAATCTAACTGCTTCAACAATAATTCTTTCCTGTATCTCTTTTCGCTTAGCGGTGGCGTAGGCGGCGGCGTAGGCGGCGGCGTAGGCGGCGTCGGTGGCGTAGGCGGCGGCGTAGGCGGCGGCGTAGGCGGCGTCGGTGGCGTAGGCGGCGTAGGCGGCGTAGGCGGCGTAGGCGGCGGCGTCGGTGGCGTCGGTGGCGTAGGCGGCGTCGGTGGCGTAGGCGGCGGCGTAGGCGGCGGCTCTAGCCTTCCGCCTATTCTCCCCAGTGTCATCTTCTAATACTCTCTTGGCTGCTTCGATAGCCTCTCTAGGGCGCTTATCGTTAGGGTATTTCTCTTCAAAGATATGCAGTACCTGCATAGCTGAAAAGACAGCTATTTGTCTTTTTTGCTTTAAATCCATGAGATTAGAGAATAGCCACCTCGCCCAATCAGATTTGCGATTATTGATAATGAGTAAAGTCTCTAAGAGATCCTCTGTACCGCTCTTGAGATAAAAGGCATAGCCATCAGAGCAGGGGCTTAGGCTCTTAATTAAGTCTTTATTGATTTTCATTTGGGTTAGTCTCCTTTTTTGATTTCTTCTATTAGTTCAATGACCTCTTTTACGTGGTCGGGGTCTACTTCTCCGATATTGCGCCAAGCTTCGTCATAAGTCAATAATCCTTTTTGGTAGTCTGCACACACCTTACACATGGACTTTCCTCTCCCCGGGCTAACGCGGTAATTGTAACTTTGGCAGTTTAGACGGGGCAGGATTTGGCGCCGGGATTAAGGCGCCGTTTGCGGGAATAGCGAATTCAACGCTTATTGAAACGATTAGAAGAAAAAAGAGTGGCAACAGGTTGTTTTTATTGAACATTTAGCTCTTACCAGCCTTGTTGCCGGTATAAACATGCGTGTCCACAGAGATGAAAAACATCGAGATATTGGCCTCAAAGATACAATCTATAACTGCTTCGCTCATGATTTCACGATTTCCACTTCGTAGTAAACGTCTTGTATACGTCCAGTTGTTTCGCTGCAATGCTCGCCATGTTCGTTGGCGTCCTCTATTGAGTCAAACACCCCGACAATGTTTATTAGCAGACCGTTAAACCCGTTTCGTTTGATGACCGCGTATTGAATTTTCATTTTATGCCTCCCAGTTCTTTCCACAAGGATCTTCGCCCATCATCTCCCAAAAGCCATCGACGCACTCAGTACATTGGGGTTCGCTGGCAGATGCATCATAGCTTTGTACATCGGTATTGCCGCATTCTGAGCATTCGTTTATAGTGCCTGCATATTGGTTGGGTTTCATTTTAGTCTCCTTCTTTACTACCTAAAATTAGCTTACTAGAACGGGGGTTTGACGTCAACAAAAAAAAAGAGCTTGGAGGATATCCCCTCCAAGCTCTTGTAATATCACAGGTTAGCTAGTTCCTTGTCTCTGCTAAGCTGTAGCTCCTCATTTTCTGAGTAAGGGAACTCCCTCTCCATTATGTCGTGCTGCGCTTTGCCTAGTATATACATAGTGGGTTTGTTTAAAACCTCTTGTATTAGAGCGTATATACAGGAAAAGTCGCCGTCCGAGTCCTCTCCATCTAAGTAGATATAGATTTTCATGACGCCTCTTGTGTCTGCGTTCGCTGAAACCCTTGAATCAAAGCGGCAATCTCTTTTGACGACATATCTGTGGGCATTTGCATCTTTACTGGCTTGTCGTTAATAAACACCGTGAGTTGCACGGCGGGCGGCTTTTTAAGGGTCAACTCTTTAACGCCGCTCTTTCTTTCTTGCGCCTTGCGACTGAAGATTGAAGAGAATTTATGGCGGCGCTTAAGTCCCTGAAGAGATTCCCGTCTAGCAATCGCTGCCTGTCCGATGCTCTGAAGGGTTACTGAGATGTCTTTTAAAGCTCTCAGGCGACCTTTAGGGTCATAGTCGAGCTTACCGACACCGTTAGAGGCCAAAAACTTCAGGACGCCTTCATATTGCGCGGCTTCGAAGTCAAAACCCTCTGCTTTCATCTTATTTTGCAAAGCTACCAGAGTAATGACGTTTCTAGCCCTTTCTCGCATCGCAAACAGATGGCAGATAGCTCCAAACGCCTTATTACTCTCAGCTTCTTTCCTCAACGACTGTACCAGCTCATTGTTACTCATATGGATACTTCCTTTTAGTTAGGCACCTCCTGTGCCTGATTGTTACTTCGTTCGATGTAGACAGGTATACCATCTCCTCCGCCCTGTCAACACCTTTAATTACCTACAAGATTAGTAATTGCAGGCGACGTGCCAGTGGAAATGGCTGTCAGATCTAACATACTGGGGTTGGGGAGATTTTAGTGTACAAGAATTGTACAGTGTCAAGGCCGATGGTGTGTGTCGGGGTGGACTGTGTTGTAAACGGCGTTAATGGGAAAAGAAAAAGGCCGCCCCTTTCGAGGCGGCCATTGAGGGGCTGAGGACTTTAAGTGTTTTTGAGGTACAGCACAAGGTTTTCTATTACGTTTATGTTGTCTCCAAATAAACCTATGCCTCTGTTGCAGCTATTGCACAGCAGCCCTCTTACCGCGAGCGTTGCGTGGTTGTGATCAACTGCCAGCTCCCAAGGTTTATTAGTGAGCGCGTTTAATCGACTCTCTGCCTTATGGCAAATAGAACAGAGATTGTTTTGTTGCTTTCTAAGTTTTTCATAATTCGCCTCGGCTTCTTGCCAAGTGCTATTAGGCCAATACTTTCGCAGCCGCTCCGCCCTTATTTTTCTTGCGTTTTCTCTGTTGTACGCTTTGTTTCTATCGTTATCTTTTGTAGAGCTTTTTCTCCACGCATCTCTTTCTTTTTGACTACAAGGAATGCAATAAGCTCTTAGCCCTATGTGCCCGCTTTTATAGCGTTTTATGTGGAAAGCTTTGTCATCTTTTGTTTCCTGGCATTTGTTACAACGCTTCATAAGTACCTCACATACTATCATAACAGGGTCTTCCAAAATAGGCAATAAAAAGCCTCCGGCATTTCTACCGGAGGCTTCCTACTATTTTACTTGATTAAAGTAAAACTATATGTTAAGCGCTGAGTTGAACCACTGCGTTCCAGCCCGGGGCGCTACATATTAAATTCCCGTAGTAGCCGATGCGGATTTCCAATGCATCCGCATTTCCAACTCGGAGACCTTCGAGACCTTCCATCAATTTGTTACTCACCTTTCGGCGGGAAAAACCTCTTCGGATTTTTCTCTAAGGCTTCTTGGGTTATACCTTAGTTCAGACTATCGCATCGCCCGTAGGCGCCCTCTCACTTAGTCGTTCACGGTGGGGATTTCTCTCCCCTTCCGCCTTGTCACCCTCTTCAGGGCTTCCAAGTCAATCAGAGCGGGTTTTCTATCTCCTCAGTGGAGATAGCGGCATGAATTTTTACCGTAGGTCAAAATATGTGGAACCTTGCCCAAAGAGCGAAGTTTCCATGTATCCATCGTCAGGAGGTATGCAGTCTGAGGGGGGCAGCTACGATCGGCAAGCACAGTGACTCGGCCATAGGCGCTCTGGAAGGTGATACCTTCGAAAGCGACTTCAACTTCGTCATGCTTGACTTGAACGTACTGGACTTTAGCTCCCAAGCTGTTAACCAATGCAGCGTAGGACGCGAAGTCAATGATGCAGAGGTCAGGCTTTCCACCTTCTCGATTGAGAAGGGCAAGCGCATTCGTCATGCCTTCTTCAATCGTAAACGCCCTAGCGTCATACCGGATACCGGCAAGACGGGTGGGGTCGGCAGAGCGGTTCACTCCCCAGAAGTTATCTGAGAGTGAGGGGCTAACAACCGGAATCCAAGCCGCAAGGCCCGAAAGAGCCAAGAAGCTGCCCGTGGTCGTCGCTCCACCTGCCGGCAAGTCGCCTTGCACGGTAAGGAAGGAGTTGACTGCCCAGTTACCGGACAGCGCGCCGCCGGTGCTGGCGTTACCAATGATAACGCCAGAGCTGCGGTTTACCGAGGTGATGGCGATGGAGTCCGTAGAAGGAGCGCCGCCGTCCGTAGCCGAAGCTACGAGCGTCATTCCGACTTCGAATGCCACGATATTCTGAGCATTGCTAAGCGTAATCGTAACTACGCCAGCGACGTCAGAGTACACCGCGATTTGA